GACAAAGCAGAGCATAAGAAGTTCTGGCAAAAAGAAAAAGGCAAAGTTTACATAGGCGATAACAATGTTATTACAGGACTTGTAACAATAGATGCAGGAACCGAGATTGACACATTCATTGGTAATAATTGTTTCATTATGAAACACGCACACATCGGACACGATTGTACTATTTTAGACAATGTAACAATAAGCTGCGGAGCAAAAATAGGTGGGCATTCTATTATTGATAAGGGTGCTAACATAGGACTTAACGCAGTTCTACATCAATTTGCAAACGTAGGAGAAAATTGTATGATAGGGGCAAGTGCTTTTGTAAAAGGAGATGCAAAAGCAAATACTAAATATGCAGGAGTTCCGGCAAGGGAAATCGGCTCAAACATAAGATAATGAATGCAATAATCTACTTAAACTATAAAGATGTAAACATAAATACATTGTTTCATAATATTAAAAATGCAGGTAAGCATATAGATTTTATTAGCATAATTAATGAAACAGGTATATCTTATGCAATTAACAAAGGGTTAAGGCATTTTAACTATGACTATATTGACTATGTTACTATAATGGGTAATGATATTTTAGAACCTGATAATTGGTTGCAAATAAGAAATGACTTTTTACAAGACAAAACTATTGGCATTTGTTCTATTCCTTTACATATTACAAGTAATGACACGTCTGATTTAATTGGCAACCTTACTATAACAAAAGAAACTATAAAAAGAGTTGGTGCATTTAATCAAGAACTTGACCCATACGGAGCAATAGATTTAGATTATTGTACAAGATGCAGGGCAGCAGGTTTGCATACGAAATACATTAAAGAATATACCGCAAATCATATTGAGCAAAATAGCATTGATGCTTATGGTTACAATAAAAATGAATTAATACAAAAGACATGGAGTTTGCATAGCAATAATGTATCTGGTTATACTAATGGCAATAAAACATATTATATAAACTTATGAAAATACTTTGTATAACTTCTGCTAACTCAGGTGTTGGCTTCCACAGGATAATGATGCCAATAGTACACATGGAAAAAGAGTATGCGCTTATCACAGACGTACTTAATGATGAGTTATTAGAGCAGGGGTGGGATATTGTGCTAATGAACAGAATGCTGAACGAGATAGATGCAAAGCAAATGGACGCTTGGCGCACTAAGTACGGCTTTAAGTTAGTAGTAGATAATGATGATTATTGGGAACTTAGCGAAAGCCATTTGTTGTATTCAAGATACAAGCTAAATAATATACCTAAACTTATTACTGACTATTTAGAAGTTGCAGACCTTTGCACCTGCACCCACGAAAGATTAGCAGCAGAGATAAGTACATACAGTAAAAACGTTCACATCTTACCAAACGCTTTACCTTATGGAGACGAGCAATTTAGAGACGAGAAGTTAGATAGCGACAAGGTTAGACTATTCTGGTCCGGCAGCGGAACACACGAACGAGACCTTGATTTAATTAGACACCCTTTTAAAAGGTTACAAGGTATGAATATAAGAACTGTGATAGCCGGGTACAACGATGGCGAAAAGCCGGTATGGGATAAAATGATAGACGCGTTCACTTGCGGATTAAAACTTAACCCTACTATTTACAACTATGCAAAGGTTACAGAATATATGGGAGCTTACACAGATAGCGACATTTCAATCATACCTCTAGTAGATAACAAGTTTAACGCTATGAAGTCAAATTTAAAAGTATTAGAAACGGCTGCAAAAAAGAACCCTGCCGTTGTTAGCTATGTCAATCCTTACCTAGATATGCCGGTGCATTACGTTAAAAGTCAAAAGGATTGGTATAAGCATATCAAAGATTTAGTTAATGATGAGCAGATGCGAAAGGAAAGCGGAGAGAAGCTTTTTGAGTTCTGCAAAAAGAACTATAACTTTGAGGAGATAAATTTAGACAGAAAGTATATTTATAGTAAACTATGCCAGTAATTAAATGCTCTAACGGCAAATATAGAATAGGCTCAGGCGGTTGTGTTTACGATACCGAAGAGAAGGCTAACAAGGTTTGGAAGGCTATCCTTGCAGGTGGCAAGTTTGCAGATAGCTATACCGATTACCCGGAATCAGCAACTAACAACGCAAAGAGAGCTTTGGAGTGGGTAGAGAAACACGGGTGGGGTTCATGCGGAGAAGCAACAGGCAAAGCAAGAGCAAGGCAGTTAGCAAACAGAGAGCCGATTAGCAGAGACACTATTGCTCGTATGGCTTCCTTTAAAAGACATCAGCAGCATAAAGACGTGCCATATAGCGAAGGTTGTGGCGGTCTTATGTGGGACGCTTGGGGTGGTACGAGTGGGATTGAGTACGCAATCAATAAGTTAAAAGAGATAGACGGAAAATAATTTGCATAGTTAAATTTTTTAATCAATTAATTATTAATCAACGGAAAATTTAATGGGGAAACTATGCAGAGACACACTTTAAACTATTTACAAGGAATGGGGTTTGATTCGTCAGATACCATTCTTTGTGAAGTGTGTGGCAAGGTTGCGGTAGATATAGCGCACATAGTTGCAAGGTCAAAATTCGGCAGTAAAAGAAAACAACTGCAAGACCATATAACTAATTTATGTGCTATGTGTAGAGAGTGCCATTACGACTATGACTTTAAGAATAGGTGGACTGCTGAGGAAATATTTGAGATACATTTAAAAAACATACCAAATGGCAAAAGGTAGCGAGAACAAGAACAAAATTTCATTCGGGAAAAGAAAGCGAGGCTTTGCTAAGAAGTCCTTTAATAAGCACAACCCGAGACCGAAACCATATAAAGGGCAAGGCAGATGAGAAAGCTAACTGCTATATGGCTGCTCCTAACACATAAGGCATACTTCGTTGCAGTATGCAAGACAGGTATGAATGGAGACGATATGACCACAATAGGCAATTACACCTATGCTATGGCAGAAACTTTAATCAATAAGCACATAGCAGACGTAGACACTTACTTAGACCAAGAAGACGCAATAGACGAAGCCAACGACATAATCAACGGAATACTATGATACAAAACGTAGCAATCAACACAGTTAAAGCAAACCCTAACAACCCCAGAATAATTAAAGACGATAAGTTTGCAAAGCTTGTAAAGTCAATTAACGAGTTCCCTCAGATGCTTAACCTAAGACCTATTGTTGTTAATGACGATATGGTAGTGCTTGGTGGCAATATGAGATTAAAGGCTTGTAAGGAAGCAGGACTTAAAGAGATACCTATTATCAAAGCAAGTGAATTAACCGAACAGCAGCAAAAGGAGTTTATAGTAAAAGACAACGTAGGCTATGGCGAATGGGATTGGAACGACCTTGCAAATAATTGGGATGAGCAGGAGTTAATAGATTGGGGGTTAGATATACCCGGCTTTGATGCAGAAGTTATAGAAGCTGAGGAAGATGATTTTGCAGTTCCAGACGGAGGAATAGAAACGGATATAGTATTAGGAGATTTATTTGAGATAGGGGAACACCGATTGCTTTGTGGCGATAGTACGGATAGCGACCAAGTGGCAAAGTTAATGAACGGACAAAAGGCTGATATGGTATTCACAGACCCGCCATACAAACTTGAAACAGAAGGCGGTTGCAAAGGAAGTATAGGAGAAGGGTTAAAAAAACAAGGAGATAGCATAGAGTTTATATCAAACTTTGAACCAACTGAATTTTTACAAGTGCTTCCTTTAATATTTGATAAAAATAAATTAAACGCTTACATATTTTGCAATAAAGAACTATTGCCAGATTATTTAGTTTGGGCAAGAGATAGTGGATATTCTTTTAATGTTTTAATTTGGAAAAAGCCTAATGCGATACCGATAGGTGACTCACATAGACCAGATATAGAATACTTGCTTTTATTTAGAAAGTCAGCCATTTGGAATAATGGTTTAGCTGATGTTAATTATTCAAGATGTTTAGAATTTGGAAGAGAGAAAGGACTGCACCCGACTATGAAGCCTATTGAATTAATAGCAAATGAAATGAAGATAAGCTCAAATGTAAATAGTTTAGTATTTGATTTCTTTTTAGGTTCTGGTTCAACAATGGTAGCATCACATCAATTAAAAAGGAAGTGTTACGGAATGGAACTTGACCCTAAATATTGCCAAGTTATAGTAGACAGGATGCGTAAACTTGACCCGACATTAGTTATTAAAAAGAACGGGTTACCTTTGTAATAACAAAGAGATAAATAAGAAGATATGGCAAACGAACATAATTTGAAACCAGTACAAAAAGGCGAGATAAGAAACCCAAACGGCAGACCTCGTAAATATGTAAGCCTACTTAAAGAGCAGGGCTATAAACTTGCTGAGATAAACGATACCATACAAGCTATGATGTCAATGGACTTAGAGGAACTTAAAACAGTATGGGATAACCCGAAGGCAACAATACTTGAAAAGACGATTGCAGCTGCTATGCGTAAGAGCTTAGAGAAGGGCAGCCTTTATAGTTTAGAAACTTTGCTTACTCGTGTTTATGGTAAGCCTAAGGAACAAATGGATATCCAAACAGATAACAGAATAGAGATAGTATTTGTAGACGGCAAGACAATTCTTTAATGCGGATAGAACTACCTAACGGACATATAAACCAAAAGAAGATACTTGACTGCGAAGCTAGGTACATTGTTGTGATGTGCGGTAGAAGGTTCGGCAAATCGGAACTAAGCCAAATTAAATGTATTACAACAGCAATCAAAGGCGGTCAGGTTGCTTACATAACCCCTACCTATAAATTGGCAAAGGTATTCTTTGAGAAGCTATGCAATAGCCTTCCCTTCCCTAATAACAAATCGGACTTAAATATCAGCTTCCCGAATGGTGGCAAGGTTGAATTTTTTACAGGGGAACGCTTGGATAACCTGAGAGGGCGCAAGTTCAATCTGGTAATAGTAGACGAGGCTTCCTTTATACCTAATTTAGAAGACGGATGGCTTAACTCAATAAGACCTACTTTAACGGACTACAAGGGTAAAGCTATATTCCTTAGCACCCCAAAAGGTAAGAATTATTTTTTTAGTTTGTTTAGCAAAGCAGAGCCTGATTGGCAGAGCTTTAAGTTTACTACATACGACAACCCCTACATTGACCCGCAGGAGATAGACGATGCAAGAAGGCAGCTCCCAGAAGTTGTATTTGAGCAGGAGTATATGGCAAACCCGGCTGAGAACGCAGCTAACCCATTCGGCAGCCAACACATACGCAAATGCTTACACCCGGTTACAACTATGCCGGTAGTAGCTTATGGGATAGATCTTGCCAAGTCGGTCGATTGGACTGTTATAGTAGGCTTAGACGAATACGGAAATGTGGCTTATTTTGACCGCTTTCAAATGGATTGGCATAATACTAAGCAAACTATCCTTAGACTGCCTAAATGCCCTATCCTAGTCGATTCTACGGGGGTTGGAGACCCTATCTTAGAAGACCTGCAAAGAGAAGGGGTAATGATACAAGGCTTAAAGTTCACAAGTTCAAGTAAGCAGCAGCTAATGGAAGGCTTACAGGCTGCTATACATCAAGGTAAGATTGGCTATCCTGAGGGGATAATAAGCCAGGAGCTTGAAGTCTTTGAGTATCAATACACGGCAACGGGGGTAAAGTACTCTGCACCTTCCGGCTTCCACGATGATGCGGTTATGGCTCTGGCTTTGGCTTGGCAGAATTTCAGCCTTAAACGTGGCACAGGTAGGTATGCCTTCCTATAATTTACCGCTTATCCTTGATATTTACCGCTCATCACAATTTTTAAAAAAAAGTTTACCCATTTGATTGTTGAATGTTAAAAGGTTGTAGATTTACATACCAATTAACCATAAAACAAAACACAATGAAAACTTTAAGCCAATTAGAAAAACAACTACAAGACCTAAGAATTGCTTTCGCACAAAAGCTTTTAACAACAAATGAATACTGCGAAACCTACTTAGCAATTAGTAAAAAAATTAAAGCAATCAAATAAACAAAATAGGGGTGCGACTGACCAACGCACACTTTAACCAACTAAACCAAACACAATGAAAAAAGAAACCGCACAATTATTAGCCGTATTTTTAGTAGCTTGTTACCTTATTGGACAATTACAAGACATCTACTCAAAATGATTTACGCTATCTGCCTTCTGCTAATTGCAACAGGTTTTGTAATGGCAGCTTTATTTGACTACACAATTAAAAACTATGACCCAAAGCAACAAAGAATACATAGACAAATATTACGCAAGTGAGCCTATCAGCATAATGATGAATAACATAGATGCTACCTATCTGGAAATACTTACATACTGTAATGAGAAGGGTTATGAACCTTCTAAGCGCAGATTAAGGAAGCCGGAACATAAGTCAGCTATCGGCTTTTTTGACATTGAGAACTATAAACCAGAAACAATATAAACAAATGGAATTACAACAAATCTTCGAAACAACAAAAGAACAAAGGGTGGAGTTTACCCATCAAGTAATTGAACGCTTAAACGCAGGGGAGCTTGACCCGTTAAAAACGCATATACAGGTTAAAGCCTTAGAGGATATGCTTGACACATTAAAGAACAACAAGGACTACAAAGATGCCGTATTACAAGCAGCCGTATTAAATGGCAAGGACTTTGAGTATATGAGTGCTAAGTTTAACATCAGAGAGGTAGGGGTTAAATACGACTTCTCTAAATGCGAAAGCACAGACTACGAGGAGATAATGGCTGACTTCAACGATGCTACAAAGCGTAAAAAGGACATGGAAGAGTTCTTAAAAAAAGTGCCGCATCAAGGTCTTGAAATCATTAACGGAGTTACTGGCGAGGTTAAAAAGGTTTACCCACCGGCAAAGAGTAGCACCACAAACGTAGCCGTATCATTAAAATAATAAAAATATTATACTTCTTTGCAATTTGCTTACCTTTGGCAGCGTTATGCTACATAGGTGGGCATCTTGCTTATGAGATAATGTTAAAACTAAGAAAATGACTTGGAACGAATTAACAGTATGGCAGTACCAACAAATCTATCCAATAGTTACAAAGCCTGAAAAGGATTGGACTAATTTAGATGTAGAGAGTAAGTTAGTAGGCATAATCTACAACCTTACAGACACTCAGGTGGATAGCTTGACTATTCAGCAGTTCAATAACCTGAGAACTACACTAAGTTTTTTAGACGATAAAATAGAAGGTAAGCCGGTAAAGTACACAGAAGTAAATGGCAAACGTTATAGATTTATCTATGATGTTCAGCAGATAAAAGCAGCCAGATACATCGAGAGCAAAGTATTTAGCACCGACTTAGTTGGTAACCTGCACAAGTTAGCAGCCTCAATGGTTATGCCTCAGCGCAGGACTTGGTACGGCAGATGGGTAGATGATACCTACGATGCAGCAAAGCATAGCGATTATGCAGCAGACCTACAAGCCTCTAATTTTATGCATATTTATCAATCGGTTGTTTTTTTTTATCAAGTATACAGAAATTGGATAGAAGTTTCTCAGGCTTATTTGATACAAGAGATGATGGCGAAGGGAATGACACCGGAATTAGCACAAGAGGCGGTTCAAATTTTATGCAGCAGTTTGGATGGCAATATTGCGCCAAATCTGTTGCCGACCACGAAAATATCACAGTTGACCAAAGCTATGAGTTAGCCACAATCCAATTCTTAAACACCCTATCCTACTTAAAGGCAAAAGCTGACTTTGATAAGGAGCAGCATAGGAAACTTAAATAAGACCCCCAGACAAGCCCTGCCATTTTTGGTGGGGTTAGTTATTTTTATACCTTCCTTATATTTATTAGCGTGAGCATATCAAGGGCGCAAATAGAAGCATTAAGGAACGGCTTTATACAAAGTATAGGCAGCACAGGGTTTAGTGCAGTAAAGCCAGGCGAATTACCTGTTATAGAGGAGACCCTTGCTTTATATGGTAAGGCTTTTAATGATGCCTTAGTTAAGATATTAGACCAAGACAATATAACAAGCTCCGGCAGATTAGCAGAACCTGCTTTGCCTATCATTACAAAGTTCGGAACAGGATACGTTTTAAGCTTAGGTTATGAGCCGGGAAGTGAAGCCTCTAAATACTATGACTTTGTCAATAAAGGTGTTAAAGGTACTAAGAACGTAAAAGCAGATAGCAAAACACCCTACGCTTTTAAAAGCAATAAAAAAGCCGTGCCGGTTAGCCAAATAGAAAAATGGCTTAGTTACAACAAGCTCAAATCGGTATCGGTATCAAGGTACACAAGACTAGGAACTGAGAGGAAGGGAATAGAGGGCAAGAAGTCCTTAGCCTTTTTAATAGCCAGAAGCATACACAGAAAAGGTTTAAAATCTACACACTATTTTGACAGAGCAGTAGCTCAAATATTTAATAAAGAATTTATCCAAAATTTAGCAGTCGCATTAGGTGGCGATGTGCAAATTCAAATCAAACAAGCAATCAATGGCAATAACAATAACAAGTAGCCCTGCGCCTTATTCATCAATGCACGATAACTTGTGGTTCGTTTCAAGTTCTACTAATAGCGGAACTACAAACTTCAAATTTGTTTATGATGTCTATATAAACGGCAGTCAGGTAATTAGGTCAAAAGTATTCCCTGCTCCAAGTGCAGAAGGTAGCTATGGAGTGTTTAACGCTTCTCCAATGGTTAGAAGTTTCGTAACTAATTACTTTGAGCCTTCTGGCAACTCAATACTTGTAGCATCAAACGATAAGATTAAAGTAGATTATCAAGTAAGGATAGGCGAAGAGGTAAGTGGGGTAACAACTACTAACTTAGCTTCCGGCAACTTCTCAGCTTATAACTTTGTACCGCCATTGTTTGCAGATGTGTTCCTGACAAAGAACCAGACCCCATTAGTGTTATCTGACTATTACGATAATTTACTATTGGAAAACTTTACTGATGACTTTTTGACTGAGAGAGATACAGACGAGATAACGCTAGAATACGGAGATAACTTTTACATTACGTTCCTTCGCATAGCAACAGGCGGCTATTCTGCTTGGGTTGAAGTATTAGGGCAAGGAGATGTTGTTACTAATACAGTATCCGGCAATATAACCCTAAGCGGTCAGTTTAATATGTTTAACCTACAAGCCGGACATATTAACGCATTTGCTTCTGGCACGATTATTAACGAAGATACCTACGGCTATAACTTCTATTTAAAAAGAGGTGCAGCTCAAACAAGGGTAATAAAAATAAGACATAAGTGCTATCCTAAATACCAACAATTTAATTTAGAGTTCTTAAATAGATTGGGCGGATGGGATACAAAGAAGTTCGCCTTAGTTAATAGAAGGTCGAGCGAATATCAACGGGCATCATACAGGCGAAGCGATTGGCAGCTTGTAGGTGGGCAAATGACAAACATAGATGGATATAACAGATACAACGAAACGACTTTTAACTATGCTATACAGCATAAAGATAGATATAAGCTTACTTCTGATTGGGTTAGCGAACAGGACTATTCGTGGTTGGCTCAACTTGTATCAAGCCCTATTGTTTATATGGAGGTTCTTGGTGCTTACTTCCCTGTTACAATAACAACAACAAATTACGAGTATAAGCTAGAAAGCGCAGACAAACTATTTAACTTTGAAATTGAAGTAGAAGTAGGCAAATACTTAACAAGCCAATTCAGATAATGATTAGCACAGAGATATACATAGAAGAACAGAAGATTGATTTATTGCAGGATATATCTACCGAGTTCACTTATGCCATTGATGATGTAAGTGAGTTTGGCAGCCGCAATACATCATACAGCAAAACAATTAGCATTCCGGGAACGGCAAATAACAACCTTGTCTTTGGTTACATCTTCGAACTTAACAATGCTAACTTCACAGACAACACGCTTCCGAACGTAGGCTATAATTACAATGTTAGTAAACAAGCTAACTGTAAAATCTTTATTGATAAGGTGCAGATATTTAAAGGCACTTTACGAATATTAGAGATAGTTATAGACAAAGAAACTATTGAATACCAATGTAGCGTAGTAGGAGAGCTTGGCGGTTTTATTACTACATTAGGGAACAAAAGATTAACAGGTAATATCAATGTTGAAGATGATTTAGATTTTAGCGCATATAACCATACTTATAGCGTTGCAAATATTAGTGGGAGTTGGGATAACCCGGGCGGTTCTGGTTACTACTATCCTTTGATTGATTACGGAAACGTTAGCACAGGAGTTAATGGAGTAGCTAAAAGGGACTTCCAATATACAACGTTTCGACCTGCTTTGTATGTTAAGGAGTACATAGAAAAAATATTTGCCGGAACAGATTACACTTTTAACTGCCCGTTCTTTGATGAGCCTTTATTTAAACGCTTGATTATACCTCACAACCAGACAAACATAACAACGTTAAATAATACAAGCCTTAACGCAGCAGCCAAGCTAATAACTATAAACACTAATTTGAGTAACATTGTAGAGTATACAATGGTAACGGCAGGGAGCTTTACGCTTGATATGTTAGGTCAGTTATTTACTTATGGTTCTGGTGTAACAATTACAACGGATATAAATATTTTATTGAGAGGTAACGTTACATTTTACAATCCACCGCTACCAAACTATTCTGTTATACTCTATAAAAATAACATAGAGATAGGCAGACAGGACTTTGATGCAAGTGTTAGCAGCTTTATGAACTGTCAATTTACAGTTAGCGGAGTTACTTTTGCGAATACCGACACAATGCAGGTGCAAATATCCGGCAACGGAATTATCATTGATATTACAATGGGCGAGATAGGTATAACAACAAGCACCCCTACACAAGTACAGGTTAATTTAGGAGAAACGATTAAAGTAAACGATGTTATTCCAAGAGGTATATTTCAATCAGACTTCTTTTTAAGCATTGTTAAGATGTTTAACCTATATGTATATGAGAATAAGTTTAACGACAAGGAGCTGGTTATTAGTCCTTATGTGGACTTCTATCCTGACAAGTCAGCTGAGGCTTTGGATTGGACTAACAAAATAGATAGAGCAAAGCCTTTAAGCATAAAGCCAATGAGTGAGATTAACGCTCGTTACTATAATTACAAGTTCAAGGCTGATAACGACTTCTATGGCGAGAACTACCGCAAAAAGTACACAGAAGGCTATGGAGATTTTATTTACGATACTGAGTTTGACTTTGTAAAAGAAACTGACACCTTAGAAGTTATATTTGCCGCCTCTACATTGTACCAAGCAACAGGGCAAGACAAAGTATTTCCGGCAATCTATAAGAAGTCAAATACTAATAACGCAGAGGATAGAATGGATAGCATTATACGAATAATGCAGACTAAGAAGATTACAGGTGTAGGCAGTTGGAATATTATGAATGGAGCAACTAATTTAGCATCTTATACAAGTTATGGTTATGCCGGACACTTAGATGACCCTATTAACCCTAATAACGATATAAACTTTGGCGCACCAAAAGAGCTACAATTTAGTCCTAATAGATACCCAAGCACAAACGTATTTAATGCTTATCATAGTCCTTATATTGCGGAGATAACAAGCAAGGATAGTAAGCTATTAACCTGCTTTGGTTTACTTGATATTATAGACATTTTCAACTTAGATTTTAGTAAGTATGTATTTATAGACGGGGTATTATTTAGGCTTAACAAAGTTGAGAACTTCAACCCTATGGAATACAATACTACTAAACTATCATTTCTTAAAGTAATAGAAACAAAATACTAATGGCACAAGAGAACGTAGGTATAAATATTAACGTACAAGGCAACGCAGTTGAGGCGATAGGTAACGTTAAAAAAGCATTAAGAGAAGCCAATGCCGAATTGATTAATGCACAGAAAAATTTTGGCGATTACTCAGACGAAGCAATTGCAGCAGCAAAAAGAGTAGCTGAGTTAAAAGATAGTATAAGCGAAGCAAGAGAAACTGCTGACTTATTCGACCCGGGAAAGAAGTTCCAAGCATTTGCCGGAGCTATTAACGCAGTTGCAGGTGGCTTTGCTGCCGTTCAAGGTGCGCTTGGTTTAATAGGTGTAGAAAGTGAGGAAGTAGAAAAGTCTTTGTTAAAGGTACAATCTGCATTAGCCTTATCACAGGGGTTAAATGCTATTACTGACTCAGCAAAAGATTTCCAACGACTTGCAACAGTTTTGAAAACAAATGTAGTAGCTGCTTTTAATGCAGTTAAAGCTGCAATCGGAGCAAGTGGTATTGGTTTGATAGTAATTGCATTAGCGGCAATAGTTGCATATTGGGAAGATATTAAAGAAGCGGTTACTGGTGTAAGTGAAGAGCAAAAGAAACTTACAGAGGAAACAAATAAAAATGTAAAAGCACAACAAGAGAAGTTATCAGCTATTGATAGCCAAGATAATATTTTAAAGCTGCAAGGCAAGTCAGAAAGGGAAATTTTAGGAATTAAAATTAAACAAACTGATGAGGTAATTAAAGCAACTGAGCAGCAGTTAGCACAACAAAAAGTAGTTGTAAAAGCTCAGTTAGAAGCAGAGAAAAGAAACAAGGAAATCTTACAGGGCATTGTTAGATTTTTATTTGCTCCTTTATCACTTATCTTAACTACTGTTGACCAAGTAGGTAAGGCATTAGGTAAAGATTTTAAATTAGAAGAGAAGTTTTCTGGCGGTATTGCAGGGTTAGTATTTGACCCGGTAGAAGCAGAGAAAAAAGGTAAAGAGACAATTGCTGCTATTGACAAATCACTAAACGAATTAAAGAATAAAAGAGCAGGTTATCAATTATCTATCAATGCTATTGACAAAGCAGCAGCAGACGAAGCAGCAGCAATAGAATCAGCAAGAATTGAAAATGAACTTGCAAAAGAAAAGAAGCTAACAGATGATTTATTAGCTGAATACGATAAGAGAAGGAAAGACGCAAAAAATGCTAAAATATTAACCCAAAAAGAACTAAATGCATTAGATGCACAAGAAGCAGAAGAAAGAAGAAAAAAGGAACAGCAAATAATAGATTCATTAGCTAAAATAACTAATTATACTTATCAAAGTATATTAAAAGACCAAAAATTAAAAGAAGACGCAAGACTAGCTGAGCTACAAGCCGACCAAGCTTTACAAGATGCAAAATTTCAAGCAGCAGCAGCAGGTCTTAATTTATTGGCTAGTTTAGCAGGAGAAAATGAAAAGATAGCAAATGCTATTTTTGTAATTGATAAAGCCTTAGCTATTGCTAAAATTGTTGTAGATACACAAAGAGAAATTTCAGCGTATGGAGCTAACCCAACGTGGAGCTTATTACCAGATGGTGGTGCTTTAATTAAAGCAAAATATATTTTAGGTGCAAAAATAAGAGCAGGTGCAGGTATTGCAGCTATTGCAGCTACAACGATTGCAAAGTTCAAAGGTGGAGGTTCAGCAGGTGGAGTAGGCGGTGGAGCTTCTGCTCCAAGCGTTTCAGCAGGAGCGCCATTACAACCTCCTCAACCTCAAACAACTACACTAAGCAACCAGACAATTAACGCAATAGGCAACCAAGCCGTTAGAGCTTACGTTGTTGAGAACGATGTAACGAGTAACCAACAAAGGATTGCTGCTATTCAGCAAAGGGCAAGGTTCGGTTAAATGATAACAAATTAAAAGACTTAATATTTAAGATTATGGACTTACCTGTTTATTTATTAGACATTAGCGAGGATATGAATGACGATGCAGAAGTAGACTACGTTGCATTAGTTGATAGGCCGGCTATACAAAAGAATTGGAATGCCTTTAAAAATCAACAACGCTTTGAAGTGGTTAGCGAAGATAAGCGCATTATTTCTGGACCTCTTATGCTTGCTGACGTACCTATTTTTCGCAGCGATGCTACTTACGGGGATTACTATGTGGTGTTCTCTAAGGATACTATTTTTAAGATTGCTCAAAAGTTTTTCAAAAAAGGCTACCAATCAAACGTAAACTTAATGCACTCTCCTGACAAACAAGTGGAAGGAGTTACAATGTTTGAGAGCTTTATTACAGACGAGAGCAGAGGTATATTACCAATGAAGGGCTTTGAAGATGCCCCAGACGGAAGCTGGTTCGGTAGCTTTAAGGTAGACAACGAGGGTGTTTGGAACGACGTTAAAGAGGGTAAATTTAAAGGTTTTAGCGTAGAGGGGTTGTTTACTTACAAGACTAAGCCAAGCAAAGAACAAGAACTTATGAATGCAATAAAGGAAATATTGCAACGGGTTAAATGATAAACTAAATCTTTTATTAATATTTAAACAAAAAGAATGATGAACGCAAAAGATGCAATTATGCAAATTAGGGCTTTGTTCGAAGATATGCCACCAGTAGAAGTTCCGGCTCCTGTTGAAGCACCTATCGAAGAAGTACCTGTTACATTCGCAGAATATAGCCTTATGGATGGAACAAAGGTTATGATTAGCGAATTAGCTATCGGTGGAGAGGTTACCCTAGCAGACGGAACACCTGCTCCTGTTGGCGAACACCAATTAGCAGACGGCACTAAAATTGTTTTAGACGAAGCCGCTAAAATCTTATCTATTGAAACACCAGAGGCAGAAGCAAAAGAAGCTGACGAAACACCTGCTGAAATGGGTAAAAAGATGGATGAGAAAATGGCTGACGAAATCGCAAGTTTAGTAGCTGAAAATGAAAATCTTAAAACACAAGTAGCACAATTAGAGGCAAAAGTTAAGAATGGTTTTAGTCAAGTAGCTGAACTTATAGAAGCACTTACTAAGACACCTAACGCTGAACCTATTGCGCAGCCGAAAAACAACTTTGGTTCTAACGTAACAACTCATAATATGAAGTACGATAGAATTGAAAAATTTAGAAACGCTTTATTAAACAAATAAAAATAAAATAAAATGGGATTTGATGTATCTGCATTAGCAAACTATACAAAAGAAAACGAAGCTCTACTTGTAACTTCATCTGTATTGGGTGCAAAAACTGCTGCTCTTATTAAGAGTGCAGGAAACGTTATGGTTGGTGTAAAGTCAAGCGAAAAAATCAACATTATGGAAACTGACGCTATCTTCCAAGATGGTGCTTCATGTGGCTTTAATGCTTCTGGTTCTACTACCTTTACTCAGCGTACTGTAACTCCGGGTAAAATTAAAGTAAACGAAGCTCTTTGCCCTAAGGATTTAGAAGCTAAGTATTTACAAAAAGCTTTACCTACTGGCTCTATGTACGATAGCGTACCTTTTGAGCAAGAATATTCTGAAAAGAAAGCTAAGACAATCGCTGCTCAATTAGAGACTGCGTTATGGACTGGCGACACTTCAAGTGTGAATGTTAATCTTAACCGCTTTGACGGGCTTGTAAAATTAATAGGCGCTGCTTCTGGTGTTGTTGCTGCAAACGCTTCTACTTTTATTAGTGGTGCGCCTTTAAGCTCTATTACTGCTGCTAACGTAATCTCTATCTTTGATGGTGTTTACCAAGCAATTCCTGCAAAAGTTGTAGCTGCTGACGATATGACTATCTTCTGTGGTCAAGATTTATTCCGCACTTATACTGTTGCTCTTAAAAACAGCGGTTCTTTCAATTACCAAATTGATGTAAAAGCTGATAGCGAATTTGTACTTCCTGGTACTACAATCAAAGTTATTGCAGTTGCAGGTCTTAACGGAACTAACAAGGTTTACGCTATGCGTTTAAGCAATATGTTCTTAGGTACTGACTTATTGAACGAAGAAGAAAAGTTTGAAATTTTCTATGCTAAAGAAGCTGACCAAGTACGTTTTGTATCTGAGTTTAAGATGGGTGTAAACATTGCCTTCCCTGACGAAGTAGTGAAGTTTATCCTTGCATAATTTATAGGGGGGTTGAAATATGCCCCCCAATTTTTTCAAACTAATTTAATTCAATAACAATGGCTTGTGCTTTAACTCAAAATTATACCTTAGACTGTAAAGACAGTTTAGGCGGTATAACCGAAGTTTATTTTATGGCAGCAGCAGATGTTACCTCTACAACAGAGGCGAGTGGTGTAATTACTGCTCTTGTAAAAGCATCTGGCAAGAAGTTCTTTAAGTACGAACTTGTAAAAGGCACTTCTCAATTAGTTGAGAATGTTAATGCAAACGTACAGAACGGAACTATCTTTTATGCTCCTGAACTAACTATCATATTAAACAAATTACAGGCTAACACAAGAAACGAAATCTTGTTATTAGCTCAAAACACATTAGTAGCAGTAGCCAAAGACAACAATGGCAAATACTGGTACTTAGGTAAAACAAGAGGCTTAGACCTTACCGCAGGTAATGCAGGTACAGGTACTGCCGAAGGAGATAGAAGTGGTTACACTTTAACCTTCACAGGTGCGGAAGCAGCCCTTGCACCAGAGGTAAACTCTACTGTGGCAGGTCAATTAACTACCGCAGGTTCTTAGGTTGTTTTGGTTTTGTATATAGATGCCCTCGTCTTTAATTAGGCGGGGGTTTTTTATTTTGCAAACAATCATCATACTTTATATTTATAGATGTGATAAGACTAAACAAGGGGCAAACCCAAAATATAATCCTGACCTTGACTGAGAAGCAGCTTTTAACAAGTCCGAACTATTTATTCATTTTTGAGAATAGAAGCACGAACACGGACATTAAATTTGTAAGGCTAAACAACACAGACATAAGTCCATATAAAGAACGTTACAATGAGTTCACTATTGTTGTAAATAGCTTCTTTAATACGGCATTAAACGGGCAATACACCTATACAATCTACGAACAAGCAAGTACTACCAACACAGACCCGACAGGCTTAAACTTGCTAGAAACCGGCATTATGGAGCTAACGGGAACTACTATATCATTCACAGAATACGAAACGACAAGCACATTCACAATTAGACAATAATGGAAATACAAGTATTGACATTTGCGGAAGCAAAGCAACCAGAATATAAAGAGAAAAAAGGCGAAGGTTATATGCAGTATGGTCAAAACAATGACTATCCGCAATACCTATTAGACCTATTTAACAAATCAGCAAAGCACAATGCTATCATTAGAGGCAAGGTAAACTACATTGTAGGGAACGGATGGGTAGGCGAAGAGGCTATTGTTAAGAAGGTAAATAGAGAAGAAACCCTTAATGATTTGACTAAAAAGGTTGCTTTGGACTTAGAGTTATTCGGCGGTGCTTACATTCAAGTTATATGGAGTGTAATGGGCGCGCAGATTGCTGAGTTATGGCATTGTGATTATACAAAGATTAGAACTAACAAAGACAACACTCAGTTTTGGTATAAAGAAGATTGGAAGGCTACACGCAACCAAGAAAAAGCTGAGGTATACAATGCGTTTAACCCTGCTAACCCACAAGGAGTGCAGATACTTTATGTAAAGGAATACAGACCGGGAATGAACGTTTATAGCCTTCCGGGTTATTTCGGTGCTCTTAACTACATTGAAAGTGATGTAGAAGTAAGTAAGCACGTTTTAGGAAATGCACAGACCGGGTTTTCTGCTAGTAAACTTATTACTTTACCAAACGGAGAGCCAAGCCCTGATGAAAAAAGAGCAGTAAGCAGACAGTTCGAT